TTTCAGAACTAATGTATGATTGACACCTGCAGGATTTCTAGGGTCTATTGTTAACATAAACGGTATTGATGTCAATGAAGAACTAACATCGAACGGAGTTAATGTTCCTGTACTCTCGAAGTAGAATATCTTTATAATTTGGTCTAACTTAGTTATTGTTTGTGTACCACTTAAATTAGTAAATGAACCTATGTCAAATTGTGTTGTTAATACATACTTAAGGTCACCTGGGCTTACTTCAGCCATAGCTGCTATCATTAAATTCTTTTCACCTGTAGTAAGAGCACTATTAACCCCAGATGCTCCAGTCTTAGTTGCACATAATACATCGTTGACATAGATACCTAAACTACCTTGGAAACCTGGGTTATTAAGCGGAGGTCTTGTCCATGTAGATATAATATTAGTAGGGCTATCTAAGTTGAGTGGCTGTGCTGTTGAGACTGCAAATGCTGTCAATCTCTTAGAGATAGTTAAATCTCCGCCTGTCTTAGATGCAGTAGTTACATATTCATACGCGCCGTTGTATTCGTCTATATACATTGCTACGGCGTCTACAAAGTCATTGTTAATTGCTTTGTCATACAATTCGTCATATAATGCATCTGTACCTAAAGAATAGGATGCTGAAGTAGCTCCTGCAGCAACTGTTACAATTTTAGACATTATTGAACCGTTGACTTTCATATATAATGTCACGAAGCTATTACTATACTGCATACCTGTCCAAGTTACTGTTAGTGAACCAGTATCTGTAAAGTTAGGTGTTGCTGATGTTATTGTTAATGTCTTTGGGTCGTATAACCCTGTAGAACGATATGTCGATGCTGAGATGTCCATTGAGCCTTCTGTATAAGTTGATGCTCCTGTCTTAAAAGATGTATATACAGTTATTGTTAAAGCACCATACTGATATGCACCTAGTGCAGCACGCAATGCTGTTACGTCTGCTATTGTATAAGTATAATATGCATTCGTAATAAGACTAGATGTATATGATGCAGTAGAAGAACTGTTTACATGAAGTCTAACTTTACCTGCAAATGCATCACTAGGCAATCCACTAATAGATGGTTTAGTCCACGCTAACCCTAAATACGGTGAAGTTAAATCAAGAGGATTAGCTGTACCTGTCGCAACTAGGTTAGTAATATTATGCGTTATAGTAAGATTACCATATTTAGTAGCGATTACTTCTTCACCTAATGTAGTATCAAATTCTACTGCAACTTTAGTTAGACTAGTTAAACTATGTCCGTATGCTTCATTTAATATTTCTGCTTGGTCTGTTGTTGTTAGTGATACCGTTTTACTATATGTACCAGTGGTATTTGCATAATTTTGTGTCTCAGAACGTACCAATACATTATTTATGTACAGGTTAAATCTCATAATACTAAACAACCCACCACCACCATTTATTGTATAATTAATGGTAAAGCTTGTTGCCATTGAATTTATATTTGCGCTGCTATTAATAAGTAATGTTGTTGCCATGTGTTACACCTTCTGGACTATAGTGTAGTCCGTCCCATTTATTGTTACTGTCTTAAATTTATGTGCTCCGAACAATATAGAATTGAGCACTTCGATATCTGTAATATACATTGTCTTATTTGTTATTGTGGTAATATTATCTGTACCGTCTTTAAGTACTATTTCAGGTATACCGTTAGGTGCGCCTACTAGTATTTGTGCAGTAGAGTTCTTATTCGATATAGTTAATTCAAGACCTGTTGTGTTGTAATTATAATAGGCCTTCTGTTCGTCTATACCTGCAACTGCGACTGCTAATCCTGCAGCTGTAATATCTAAGTCAGTTCTCAACTCGCCTACTAACTCATCTGTTGCTGCTACTGACAATGTAATGTTGTCTACTGCAACTGATAGTGAAGATACTGTGGATGCTAAGCCATCTGCTGTCTCTACAATTAAATTAATTTCATTTGTTAATGCATTTACTTCTGCTTCAACTCTATCTGTTCTAACTGTCAATGCACCTCTATTGTTTATAAGTGTCTCAATAGGTGTATATGCATCGATAGTAAGTTCTTCGTACAATCCACCGTCGAATGTAATAGTTTGATTCATTACATAACTGACAACGGTGTCTGCATTCGTATCTTCTATTGTAATCTTATCACATAGGTCTAAATGACCTGTGCTTCTCCACTTAAGATTAAATGGTGCATAGGTAAATCCTACGACAGCATTGTAAATGGATTCGATAATAGTATCACGTTGTGCATCGCCTACCATGTTGTTTATTAACTTATAAGGCAATACTTCTGTTGTAATAATACTAGGAAAACTTATATTATCATTCAATGGTTGTCTAGACATCACCACAGCGTCTACAGGACCCCAGGTGGGCTCTATTCGTTGGTCATAGTATATATCAGGGGTAATAGTGAACACGCTCCCAACGGAGTAATTTGAGACCATAACCTCGTTGTCCTTTGTGATGTACGCATTGCCTCCTGCTAATTCTGCAATCCATGCAATGATTTGTCTAATAGTCTTATCACCTGATACTACGTTAGGTACACTTGTAATAACGAAGTCATGGTTAGCAAACGCATTTGCTTTATAAACTACGCCTGCTTGACCTGATAACTGTTCTGCAAACTCTTCTAACGTTAATCCTAGTACTGTATCAATGTAGGTATATGGAATATTAAACTTAGACATAGCATCGTAACATTCAAATCGTAATGTTTCTTTGTCAGTATCTTTGATTACATTTGTGACAAGGAATGTACCTTGCTTGATATATTCTACACGTTCTGTAATAAGACCTATATCAAGTGTTAAACCTGAGTATATCTCTATATTGTCGTTCAACCATTCGTAAGTATTATTACCTGGATTCTTTACAACTACATCTGCATATTTACCTATTGCATTGCCGAATATATTACTACCGTTTGCAATACTACCTGTAATTTTAAAGCTAACAAGATTAGTATCGTCTGCAATAGTGTTCTGGTCATTCGTATTGTAAATGTATGCTCTAGGCAATCTTAATAGATTACTTAATTGTGCAGCATATTCTGTACTGATTACTTGTGCCATCTTATAACTCCTGTAGACTAAATGAGAAGTCCTTAAATGTAGAATTATTATCTGCGTTGGTATACATATCAGGTATAGCAGTACTAGTAACAAAAGTACCTGTCTTCTGTGTCTTAGTTTCTATGTCCCAGTAACCTATTGTCAAAGAGTAAGGTTGTAATGCACTTAAGATTACTGCCATCTCGTCTTCTGTTGTAGGACGTATAATAAGATTGATTCTTGCTTTACGAGATAATACAGAGAGGGTAGAACTGCCTCTTGCATTAGTACCCTCTGCTTTAGTACGCACTTCATATTCTACATTGTAGGCTTTCAGATATTCTGAATAATCTACTGTATTAATTGTTAACAATGTTTTTTCCATAGTTCCTCCTTAAAGTGCTATATTCAATCCACCTTGTTGTGTGGAAAGTTTATTCAAATTCTTTTCTACTGATTTAGCTAATGTCATGCCGTCTACTTGTATTACTATCTGACTACCACCTTGACTAGCAGCACTCAAACCTTCTATCATTGCTTGTTTCATTGCACCTACGAAGTTAGTATTCTCAAGAGGCATTACTGTCGTCTTACCTTGATGTTTACCTATCAACTCTGCACCTGATTCACCTGCAACAAATAGTGAACCTGTATTTGGGAAACCACCTCTTGCGAAGTGTCCACCTACTGGTGTATTTGCAGGAGTCTTCTTAGTAGCACTATTGATAGCAGCTGTTATTGCTAACACACCGCCTACGATTGCTACTGCAGCTAATCCTAATGACCATGCTGACTGTAATGCACCGACCGCTATAGCTGCTGCGGCTGCTGCGATTGCGATACCACCGAGAGCTGCTAATACCTTAGCACCTGGGTCCATACTGTCCCAATTGATTGCTATTGCACCTATAGCGACTATTGCAGCAAGTACTGCTGTCAACGGACCACTAAGTAATAGGAATGCTGTAGCAATAGCACCTATTGCAATCTTAACTGTATCTTTGTTATCTACGAACCATTTAATAGTATTTACAACTGCTTGAATAGTATCTGTAGCGAACTTCTTAATATTTTCTTTATTGTCTAGAATCCAATCTGCCATATCTTGGAATACTGGTATAAGTGCTTCGCCTATATCTGCAAATAAACCTTTGACTAATGTGTCGATTGAATCTAATGTATCACCAAACTTATCACCTGAAGCAACTGCTTCGTTTGACATAACGCCACCTAAGTCTACTGCCTCTTGTCTAAGTAAGTCGATACCTGTAGCACCTTCTGCTAATAGCGGTGCTAAGTCTGAATAACTCTTACCGAATAAATCATTAGCAATACGATTACGTTCTGTTATATCTGTAGTCTCTGCTAACTTAGCAATAACAGCATTGAATGCATCGCCTGCTGTTAGACCTTTTATATCGATACCTAAGTCTTCGTATGCTTGTGCTGCAATCTTAGAACCTGCTGTAGCATCTGCAAATGTAGTTTGCTGTCTCTTCATCAAACCTTCTAGCTTCTCTACTTCAATACCTGATTGCTGTGCAGCATATGTCCACTTCTGGTATTCTTCTGCTGTCATACCTATTTTCTTGCTACTGTCTGATATCTTACTTGCTGCGTCTGTAGTAGTCTTAGCTACACCCCATATTGCAGCAGCACCTGTTGCCATAGCAGCTGTAATACCTAATGCGACCTTACCTGCTACCTTCTGCATCTTAGCTAATTCTGTATTTGTAGTCTTAGTAGCTTTCTCTAAGTCTTTTGTCTGACCTTCGATTACTACGACCAATGTTTCTAATACTTGTTCTGTTGCCATACCTATGTTTCCTCTCCATGCTTGGCATTGTTCGCCATTGCGTACTGCATCAGCCATGCTTTAGTTCTAGCTGCTTGCATATTTATTTTCTCTTCTTCCGAACGTCCTGTAACTAAGCCAGGATATGCTTGTTCTATTGTAGGGAACTTAACGTCCTTACTTACAATCCTACCTGCAGATACACCTATTAGGTCTGCTAATTTGTAATCTAGGTTGGCTTGTGTTGCTATACGTTTACGGTATCCCTCAATGGTCATATTGATTTCTGTGATAGTACATAATAAATATTCTCTTGCACTAATACCTGCTTCAACAGCAAAAGGAAACAACTCATCAAAAGTCTCTCTAAAAGTCTTGTTTACTGATGAACCGTTTCCTCGTTCGTTTGCTAGTTTTTTGAATCTGTGTCCTTAGGTATAAGACCTGACACTTTGAAGACTTCTACAATTGCTGTATATAAGTCTGTCATGATATTATCTTCAGATATCCATTTGTCGTAGATGTCGTATGTGTTTTCTAATTTAATATTGCTATTCAAGGGTTGTAGTGCATAGTGTAATATTAGCAATACATCTTTCAATAGTGGTGCGCTTTCCGCCGCATTTGCAAATACACTCAATGGTGACTTACCACCTAATGCAGTCTCTAAGTCGATAATACGTTTTGCGTCGAGTCTTAACTTGTATCCATTCCATTCATAGAACATATTTGTTCCTCCTAGTGTGTTAATGTTTCATACGGGACCATACGGGCTCCGTAGGCAAACGTTTGCTACTCCCTAATATAATCTATAGGGTAAATAGTTTCGTTCACCTACGAGCTCCAGAATGTCCCATACGCTGTGTGTCTAATTATTTAGATATTAAGCTGGGTTAGTGATTGCGATTGAACTGTTAAGATTAATCGACCATGTGAATGTCAACGGAGCATTAATGCCTGTTGCATTCAGTTTAGCATATCCATAACCTGTGAATACGAATGTAGTCGTGTCTGGAAGTGTAATCTTCCAAGTCTTGAGTACACCGTTGAATCCCTGGAGAGTTCTCCAAGAAGCTGATGCGTCGTCGTTGTCATACAAGAACGTAAACGCTAAATCGCCGTAATCGACAACGCCGTTGATATATCTACGTGTGCCGTCTACTAGTGTAGTTACTTCTACTTTGTCAGGTGCACCACCTAGTTCAGGAACATCCTGAAGGTCGGGCAAGTCTGTATAAGTAGTTGCTGGTACTGCTGAATAGCTTAACTTTGTACCTATGCTGATAATTCCTGTTCCTACTGCCATGTGTGTTTATACCTCTCTGTAGCCTGTTGCTACATATCTTAAAACTTTAATTAATTGGCCATCTCTAGTCAATTCTATTCCAGAATATCTACTCCAACCATCCATTTTAAGTGCGGCATCTATTGCAGCAGACTTGTCGATTAGGTCAGTCATGTTTGCTGCCCATATCTTAATCTCGTATCTTAATGTAGAGAAGCTGATTGTAGTACCGTTGTATAAGTCCACATTATCCACTTCTTTATATGTGATTGCAGGCAGTGTACCTGGTTTATATAATGCCTCATAATATACGGGCCATGAGGTAGCGATAGTCAACTTATCTACTAAGTATGTTTTTACATCTATCATACAATACCTCCTAGCTGTTTCTGTATATCTTCTGAGATATCGTCTACAATGTCTTGTCTGTTTAATGCGAGCGCTGGGTTCAAGAACGGTTGTGCTCTTTGAACACTTGTACCGAACTCTACATCTGGAGCATATGACAAGCTTGTTCCAACTCTTGCACTCTTCATGTCTGCTGTATGCGTTATACTATTGCGTAACATTCCTGTATCTACTGGAACTAATTCCTTAGCAGTTCGTTCTACTCGTAATGCACCTTTTAGTAATCCTTGTGTAGGGTAGACATCTGCAACCTTATCTAACTTGTTTGACAATGACTCGAAACCTTTTAATGTTATCTTCATTGTATCTTCTCTAAATATAAGGGCTGATATACTGTACCTCTACTACCTATATCTTTCACTTGATATGTATGCGTGCCATCTGACAGTGTGTCTCCAAGTTCTACTCCAACGTATTTTGTAATTCCTATGTATGACGTTACATCATATGATGGAAAAGTGTTATCGTGAGTAGGAATATTTTTAGTTATGGAGACTTGTATGTCTGTAACTTTAGTAGCTGATGTGCTCATAATACCGTAAGCGTCTAATGTGCTAGGACCTCTATTAAGTGCATACGTTGCCATACGTGATGCTATACTCATACTATAGCACCTTAATTTTGTTATAACCGCGTAAGGCTGATGTAATTGCAGTAGGATAGATTAATTGGTATGATTCACTTACTCCTGCAAAGGATTGTGATGCTATACCTTCGACGTTATTACGATTGAATGCATATTGCATCATACGTGCAAGTAGCATGTCGTCGAACAATACTTCGTCGTTGTGTGTCATAGCGACTGCATTCTGTTCTGCTTCTATTCCTAGTAAGAACAGTAAGTCGTCTTCTGATGTGTCTGTAATACCTAACAATGTTTTTGCGTATGTTATCGCATTTGAATCAATGTTCATAGTTTGTACCTCTATGGAGGACTAGAGAGGGTTCAATCTCTCTAGTCATGTTCTATCGTAAGATTAAGCAGTAGGCTTAACAGCTAGTTTGACTGCTTTAGAAGCATTAGCCAATACTGCAACGTAGTGTTCGTCAGCAGCGATAACTGTAGTCTTAGCCAAGATGTTTCTGTCAGTTTCGACATTAGCACCTTTCTTCATGTATAATTTAACAGCGGAAGCTTTAGCAATAACAGGAGCACCGTTAACGATTTGTTTAGAAACGATAACTGAACAACCAGCGATTTGCCCTACAATACCACTTCTCATCATTTCAGGTGTAGCAACTTGGAATTTAGAATCCAATTGTAATTCACCGTATTGGTAAGGATGAACGAAGATATACATAGGCTGACCAACTTCTTCGTCAGCGAAAGCCATAACGCCTGCAACTACTTGACTGTGGTCGATGATATTACCTACGATACCTGCAGTAAGAGCTGTAGTCTTCAATGCTGTAAGAATGTCGGCATCCATCTTCCCTGCTAATGAGAGAGCGACGTCTTTTGCAGCTTCGCCTAATGGGTCGCCGTAACCTGACAATGCCAATTCGTCGGACAGTTCTACAGATTTCGCAATCTTTTTAACTGTCGCATGTGTATGAGTAGCACTTAGAACTACTGGTACGTCTGCAACGCCTTCTGCTAAGTCAGCAGCGTTTCCAATATAAGACCATACTGGGATGGTGATGGTGTCGCCTGGACGGGCAACGAGTGTGTTGTCGATGTCTGCTACGATTGAGAAACGGATTGCGTTTGTCAACTTCGCAGAAATCATATCGGCTAAAACTTCAGGGTTAATGCCGTTTGCTAGTAATGATTGTGCCATAATTTAATTTTTCCTTTTGGACTTAGTCCTTTAATTTATTGTAAAGTTCTCGATTCGTAGCGAATAGTTCATTGCGTTGAGTAATAGACATCTTCGCAAAACTTTCTTTAGTCATCTCGGTGTTGATGCCAAGACCTGCTTTTGGAGTAGGACTTGCCATACGTTTTGTAACTTGTGCAGATACCGCTTGTTTAATATACTTATCTAACAAGTCAATATTAGCTTTCATTACGTCTGCATCTTCGTTGACAATGAAGTCTACTAGGTCTGCAGGTATCTCTCTGTCTGATAGAACTTTCATTGCAGCAATCTTGTTATCACGTAATGTGAACTCACGTTCTTTCTGTTCTAACTCATGCTCTTTTTGTTCTAACTTAAACTTATACTGGTCTTCTTGCGACATCTGTGCTAACTTCTCAGCTTGGGTAAGTTTCTTTGTTGTTTCCTTTTGCCATTTTTGCTGTGCTAAGTTAACACGTCTATCTGCTTCAGATTGGACTAATCGTTCAACTTCTTCCTGTGTAAATACTTTGTTCTCTGCAGATGCAGTAGTCGGTTGTTCAACTGTTGGAGTGATATTCTTTTCGTCTGTCATTTTGTTTTTCCTCTCGTTATGTAATGTTTCATACATCCCAATAGTACTTGTTTAACGTCTAAGTCCTGAACGACATAATTATGTATACTTCCTATGGAGCCAAACGGGACACGTAGGAGAGCGTTCTATATTACCTAATAGTTTATATTAGTGAAGGTAGAATGCTTCACCACGGTCTCCAGAATGACCCGTAGTTGATTCTGTCACTCTATTACTGGTAGAACCGTGCACCTACAGTTCACATGACTGTCATTAGGTGGTAATAGAGTACTATTTATTGGAAATCGTTGGCCATCTAATGGTCCACATATCTCGCATAATCTGTCGTCTTGTTCTGTTAGCCATTCTACTTCCTGTAACCCTGCATCCTTGTAACTATCTAGTGCTGCAGTATTATAGAATCTAGAACCTTCTGTTCTTACAAGACGGTCTGCTGCATTCCAACTGATATCTAAGTCTTTGCGTAATGCTTGCTTAATGTCATATGGATTTGCTTTGTCATAGAGCATTCTAGTAATATCTTTGTTGATACGTTCGCCTATGATATTATTGTTAGAATATATTCGTGAAGAGTAAGGTTTACCGTTAACTCCTACATTCATCAATGCCTTTACTTGGTAATCGTTTGTAACATCGAATGACCTATTGAATAACTTACTTATCTCTTGTCTATTCGTATTGTAGATTGTAGTGACTAATTTATCTACAGAAGCTTTCTGACTTATACTTAAGTTTGTCATCTCGCTACGTATTAGATTAGTTAACTCTACACGTTTAGTAATTGTGGTAATATCGCCAGGTGACATTGCTGCCACTATAATCTGGTCTAACTTCGCTGATATGACGTCTTGAATACGTAGTATCTGACTTCGTTGTTGTAATGAAGTCTTCTTTGCAAGTCTTGCTGCGATTGCTTCTAACTCTACTATCTTACGTTTAAATTGAGTTCGATTCATCTTGTGATGGTGTACTGTTTTCTGTACTATTGGATATTTCATCGACATTTATATCCATCTGTGCGTCACGTTTCTTAATTTCTTTTGCAGGGTCTGTGACGAATGGTAGCAATGATAGTATAGTTTCATCTGAAACAAGTCCGCTTGCAGCGTTAGCCATATTGATACGTTCAAGTTCGTCTACTGGTAAGTTAAGGTGAAAGTTAATATCGATAGTAAGATAGTCATACTTTGTACCCTTCTTGTCTAAGATATTACTTATAAGTTCGATACGTCTTTGTAATCCTTTTTTGAAGTTAGCTTCCTTTACAGATATCTTATTGTTTAGTACGTACAGTTTATATTGAATTGCTTTTGCACTCAGTTGATTACCGAAGTTAGCATCTGTCATATTAGGTACTGCACTAAATTTATGTATATCTAGGTCGATGTTCTTAATTGTATTTTGGTTATAGATGTCGTTAGTATTTTTGACTAACCATTCTGCAGTACCACCATCAGGTAATACAAGTACTCTACTTTGTTTCATAGAGGTTAATTTATCTTCATCAAGTTCTGTACCTGATAATGCAAGATAACTATCTGAGAATTGTTCGAAGTCGTTTACACTATCTGAATTAAGTGTATCGTATGCATCGATAAGACTGACTACTGTTTCGTAATCACCTAGTTCTTCTTGATTATTAAGATAGACTGCTACAGGTACCATACCGAAGTAATGTTCTGTTGCATCTCTAAATTTAATGTCACTATTAAGTTTTGTGTAATACTTGACATCGACATCACTGTACACTTCGACTACCATAGATGCTGCATCGAATACATCATCATTATAGTATCTTATAAAGTATATCAATTCATTCTCTAATGTGTTTGAATAGATTGGTATACCGTGTATAGCATCTAATTGTGCAAATCGTATGTCTGCAGATTCATCTAAGTAAAGTAGTTCATAAGCTACTCCGACTCGTGATGCATCTTTAGCAAGTTCCATATTTTCTGCATTCTCATCGTTATACTCGAATATAGTTTTAAGTTCTTTTGCAAATGGTTCGTACTCTGGTGCATCTGCTGTATACGTAATTGGTTGACCTACGAAGTATCCTGTAATTGTGTCTGTAATATAATTACCGTAAGGATGTACTATCTTGTTGTTAGGTTTAGTAGAGTCTATCATTGTACGAGTTAAGATTGCTTGTTTACCGAGATAGTAATCATGTAACTTTTGTCTGCGTACTTCTTCTGTCATATTTGCTGATATAATTTTACTTATCAAATCAGTTGACATGTTTATATCTTTTGGAAATCTGAATTTAATCATTTGTACCTCTACATTCTAAAAGTGCCTGATGCAACTTTTAATTCATTATTGCGACGTAATCCTTCTATTGAATAACGCAGTGCCGCCATTGCATCATCATTTAATTCTACTGGTACATCTAAGTAAGAGTCTGCTTTCGTGTCTTTCTGCCATCGCCATTGTTGAATTTCTCTAATTGTGTTTGTGCATGATGGGTCTATGTAGATATGGTGTTGTTTTAAATAGTCTATTTGTGCCTTAACACTGTTCGGTTCTTTTTTAACACCTTGCGCTCTATACCCTGCTTTTTGCCACATCTTAATTCTATCTGGTTCAGCACTATCACACCACATGATATGCTTCTTACTTAGGTTTGAATCGTTTGCTATTGTTATAATTTCGTTAGTGTCTTTTTCACGTACAAATATTTCGTGAAGTATGTGTATGTTGCCGTCTTTAAATGCTACTGTTAGTATTGCATTTGCATGGTTGAAACCAAAGTCTTGAGAGATAACTGTGTTATCGTATTTAGTAAGGTCTTGGTCCAAATCTTTAATTGTAAAGTTTGACAATATTAATCCTGATATCATACCCCAATTACCAAGTCCGTATATCTCATAACCCTCTGGGTCTATAAGTTTACGTAACTCCATTCGTTTGTAATATGCTGGGTCGATGAATCTATTGTCTAGATAGGTTGTTTTAAGTTTAAATATGTCTTCGTCTTCTCTATCCCAATAATATTTTTTTATCCAATGTCCTACATGTATAGGATTGAATGTTAATGTGATTTGATAATATAAATTATCTGGTAATATTCCACGTAGACGGTCATCAAGGAACTGTAAGTCCTCGAACCTAATGTCTGTTGCTTCTTCACACCATATCCATACCAACTTACCTTCTGGAAAACTAATAGACTTTATTTTCTCTCTTGCATTGGTGTCGTTGAATCCTTTGAATATGATTTGTGAACCTGTTGTTTTGCATGTCATCATAAGAGGTGACTTTGTTATAGTCCAGAAGTCGCTGAGGTGTAATGCATTGATAGCACTACACAACTCAGCAAATGTTGATGTTAAATGTGATGTCTCTGTTTCACGTACAACTAATAAATTAGCTCCACGATTCTTATCATCACTAAGTTTTAAAATGTAATCTAATGCAGTGTTGACGCTTTTACCAGAACCAGCACTACCTAGTAATACCTTATAACGCTTTTTGGTAGCATTGGCTTGTTTGAATATACGATTGAATCCAATGACAACCTTCTGCATGGTTAATCTTCTTCAGGTCCGTAATCAATTGTGATTAATGAACCTTCTAGTTTGATGTCTTGTTTAACTACTGCGTCTAATCCTGCACGACTTGCTATATCTTTAGCTGCGTTCAATGCAACGTTATGATTAGGACTATACATTAACGCATAGATACGCTGTACTGCTTCTGCGGCAATTGAGTCTATCTTATGCTTTAATTGTTTTTCGTATTCTGCTTTAAATTCCTCGTTAGCTGCCCATCGTTGTAGTGTGTTTGCAACAACATTAAGTTCTCTGCATACATCTATTTTCTTATAGCCTTGATATACTAATAAGTTGATTGCTAGCAGTTGTCTGTCTGATAATGCCATAATTTGCCTCCTACCTTACGGTTTTCATGAGCACACGAATCTCTCTGTATGCTACCAGGTATTCGTGTAGGTCTACTGTGACCTTAGTATTCTTGTATACGTTGATAAGAAGTGAAACTTCATTACTATCGTCATAAACGAAATATGTAAGTCCTTCATCGTCCTTATATACTCTTGGGAATTTCTTTAATACCATATACAAGAATGCTACCATATTTAGGGAATAAATCTTTTTTTCCATTTGAATTTGTGCTCCTTTGTTTAGCTTGTTTTCCAATCGCTGTCTATAATTCCGTTTACTAATATTGTCTTTTTTGGTCCGTTTCCATTTAGGATAACATAGGACACTTCTTTACTCGTAGGCGTGAATCCTAACTTTAAACCGTATCCCGAGAACGACTGCCATGCGTTAGTAATAAGATAATCTATTTTCTGTTCACTAAGTGTCATGTTCTGAATATCGCATTTAAATCTTACGGATGATTTAACTAATCCGTCGTGGACATGCCCCATGATATTTATATCACAGTCGATTATGTCCGACATCTGCATAACTTTATTTAACTTATTGCCAGATTTACCGCCTGCTGATGAACCGTGTCTTACATAGAAAGAATAAACATTCTTCTTATTTCTAGTTGTTGTCCAATTAACAGACTTACCGAATCTAACGAATAATACGAAACTGTTATTTGAATATCTGTCTAACACACCAAGCTTCTCAGCTAACCATGAACCGACGTCAAGCCCTGTCTCTTTAAATACTCTATCTTCGTGATTACCAGGCGTCATTGCTAATATTCTTTTAGCGTCTGCAAGAGGTTTAAGTATTCTTGCAGTAACATTTAATTCTTCGTCCATACTATACTTCGCGGAATAGATGTCCGACTTGCTATTTTTTAATGCAGTGTTCATTAGGTCGCCTGCTAATATTACGAATCTATTTGGTTCTGCTAGTATATAATCAATCGTGCTAGCTATTGCTTTTTCATCTGTACACTCATCGCCAACATGAAGGTCGGCTATTGGGAATACTTCTATTCGGTCGAAGTAAGGTAATTCAACTTTGATAACCTTCATTACTTAACCTCGTCTGCATATTGCCATTTAAATCCAGCCGCTGTTTTTTTATACTTTAGATGATTACAGACATCAAGAACTTTTTTTCTTCTTATACCCATGGCTTTTTCTATGCTATGTAATGATGACCATACTTTTATAACTTCATTAGTATCCTTGTCAATCTGCAATATAGGCTTAGCCGCATTGCTATAAGTTTGTATTGTCATTCGTTAACCTCGCAATCTACTGTAATCTCTTCTACGAACTTGAAAGTAAATCCCTTAGCTGTTTTGTAGCCATAAACGTTATTGCATATATTGCTTACGGAACTATGAGATACGCCTAATTCGCGTTCTACAGCTTTCGTTGATTCCCACAACTTGATTACTGTGTTTGTGATTGCATCAATCTGTGCAACTGGTTTACTTGGTTTTCCAAATGAGTTTGTTTTATTATTGTGTATACCTCTCATTGCATTCGACAGAGTAACTCTTGCTTCGTCTGAAAGTAAGTTACCACCGACTGCTTTGTTATATAATAGTTCTGGTTTAATTCTTGCTATTGTATCTATCTCAAGTTGTTCCGCTTGCTCTTGAGTTAAGTCTTTTGCTAAAATCATCTTCTCTACATTTGACCATCCGTATTCCAAGATGTCTGCATAGAACTCTGGATGATTTGAATATCCATTGCCACTACGCCAACGATTTTTTAGAATCATACTTGTTGCCCCAACGTAAGCTCTTCCGTTTAATACCAATGCATATACCGTAAACTTTAGTGTTGAATTCATTTTTAATTTCTCCTTGTGTTAACTACTTGCTGTTGCTCTGTATAAATCTGTCAACAGGTATGATATGTGTTGGGTAACTGTGTGAACATATAACTAATACTTTGAATAACTTGTATACCTCTTCGTAAAATATACTTAATGCTTTTTTCATCTGTTCCTCCTTTTAAAATGTTTTTTTCAAACACCTTACAGCATATTAAGCGATTGTAATATTCAGTTACAACTCAATATTTGCATTTAGCGCTAATTATTTTATTTTTTGTTAATATATACAATTCTCCTCATAAATAAATACTACTGTAAATAATTACAAGTTGATTTAACAATACGTTTTGTCATTGTAATTAAGGAAAGAAAAACTAGAAGTGTTTTTTCTTTCCATACAATTGAAAAGTAATATCAGAGTCTTGTTCTTTAATGAGCCTCTATAGTTATGTTCTATAACAGGGTTCTATAATGGTCATCTATATAATTATTAATAATATATATTGTTATTATTACTTCGTATAATAACAATATTAATATATACCTATTGTAGATGTCTTTATAAAGGGGCTCTACTATAGGTCTCCTACTATGAGCAACATTAATGGGCTCCATTATAGAGGCTCATTATAGAGCTCCTATTATAGAGGCAGGTAGGGATGCCCTGGACATCCCCCCGTGCTTAGATAGCTAATTGTGCTTAGATTTTGCATATTATTTTCTCCTCTATGGAATGTTGTTCACATGTCCTTCAGCATATAAGTATCTATATAACACAGTTACGTCGTGTTTTTTCAACTTAGCGCTGAAAACATTTTAAGTTGTACGACATTCTGTACACCATAGCTACATGCGCTACAGACCAATCTGGAGCTCCACACAGAGCATTCTTTTCTAGCAAGCATTTATACTAACTAACCTAGAACGCTCCACTATGGAGTCCGTATGGTCCTATGCGACGTTATAGTGTATTCTATACGTCTGTTTTACGTTTGCGTACTACTTTTTCAGGATTCAGTAAGTGCTTGTCTACATATTCGTCTATCCAACTGTTGAATCCCTTTGATTTGTAGACGTCGTATAATTCTAGTCGTGCACTAACAGGAATGTTCGTATTTACAATACAAGAGCGTAGTGACATCTTGTATAGCTCGTTCATATTGTCTGCTAGTGTACTATTCAATTTTTCTGCAGCATCTAACCTTTGTAATATATCTCGATGTTCTAATGTATGCTTCTTGTTGAACCATACTAAGAATGCTATGACTGCTATCATTACAACAGGTGTGCCAAATGCTAAAATAATTCCTTCAATATATTCCATATGCTACCTCGCGTTTCTTTGAGATGGTTACGTAGTGTGTTTATAGCGTCTTCCAAGGATAACCCTTGTCATTCTTTAAGAATGTATTGTTGACGTAGAACAGTTTGTAAGGTTCTACTTCATTCTTAAGTTCTGAATTACCGAATATGTTTGTAGTCATGCCGATATATTTGCCTCTGCCTACATTAAGATGAATATGTATGCCTGTAGCTTTACCAGATTTACCTTCGTCATATATCTTATCACCTTGGTTATACTTAGTTCCAATTGTAATACCTGAAGTATTGTCATCGTGATTCATTCGCATACAGTAGTAGTCGTATGAACCATCAGCCCATAGAACTTTATCTAAACTTTCCCATACGATTGCATTACCCCAAATAGTACGAGATACCATAACTACTTTAAGTGCTGTAGGTGCGTATGCTTGTTCACTTAATCCTGTAGCACCTGTTATATCAATACAATAGTTACCTTTATGCGAGAAGTTGCTGTCCATTCCCTGTGAGATATTCATAGTGGACATAGGGAAAAGGGCAGCTTCTACTTTTAGAATTTGCCCTTTCAGCATTACCAGTTCTCACCGTCTTTAGGGTTATTAACTACACCAACAATTACAAGCAGTCCTAATACTAAGTCTGCAACAGATTTGAATACGTCACTAGTCATACCAATGTAATCGTACAATCCATAATTGCCCATAATCATCATAACTAACGAGATAACGCCCATCCATAATACTTTACTTCTTAATCTTTCCTGTGTCATATTGACCTCGCTTTCAATTTATTCTTTAATTAAAGTGTATTATACACTTAACTAATACATTTGTTCCACCTGTTTTACTTTCAAGTGTGTGTCCAATTTCTCTAAAATGTTTATCTGCAGCTGGAATAGCGGCAACAGTGTCTACTCTACCTGCTGTGGTTCCACTTGAATATGCAACATAACCACGTGTTGTAGCAGTTGAATTGACAAGTAGTACATATGCCATACCGCTTACAACAATAAAACATTCACTACCATCTGCAATACCACTATCATAGACAACGCCTATTGGCATATCACTATCTACAATATTAACTTTAAATGAATTATCAGTAGCACCTACCATTACGACAGTACCTTTTACTGAAGCAACACCTGTCTTGTTTGTAAGTTTAATTGCATATCCACCATCAGGTGTAATCTTAAAATTAGCAGACTGACTTGAATTCTCCCAACGTAATGCCGAACTATTATAAGTAAGTACATCATTGGATAATGGTGTAGTAATTGCAACATCACTCAACTGTCCTAAGAAAGGGAAGAATGTAGGTCTTGCAAATAAGATACCGTTAGAAGGATTAGCATTGACAACTATGCCTGCAATCATTGCTGATTTAGGAGCAATAGGTTTTACCATACTTAATCCACCTGTAATAGTTCCACTGTTATATAGAACTGTACCGTCTACCCAAGTCTCACCATAGTTTGCACCGTTAGTTTGAACGCCTCGTACTAAACCAAACCATGTAATCCTACCATTAGTTCCTACTGCAATAGATTCTGTTGCAATACCCATACCTAATGCAGGTAGAGGCATTGTAGTAGATACACGTTTAACTTTAATCAAACCTGAATTACCTACTGAACCACTAAACATAACCAATGAACCATCTGGAATTGTTACTGAGTCGTCGTTTATACATGTAGGATAATATGTCTCCATACCTACTTGCTGAACAATACCATCTCCATCCATCCCAATATCAAGTGTCTTATCAGTAGCATTCCATCTTAATTGACCTTCTGTCAATGCATCTGTCGATGTAGGCGTAATGTCGAAATGTAATTCGTCTATATTACTGTTAGAACCGTCGAGATGCATAAATGTTGCCATAGGTTCGTCTTCTAATGCTGTAATACGTACTTCATGGTCTGTTAATATTGCTTGTAGAGGATTAGGGTCGACATATGCTGTATCGTTTACTACATTTAATGCAGGTTGTACTAACAGTTTAACTATATCGAAGTTTGCTCTCTCTAATGTTACAGGGTCATTTGCAAATGGTTGTAATTTTAATTGTCCTGCTTTTGTTATATAATTATCAATTGTTACAGTAAGAATGTCTGCTGTTGTAAAATCTACTAACAATGGTCGAGTAGTCGTAGTAGTGTCTGACATTTCAAAGTCAATCCATTTACGTAGACCACTGACACCTGCGTCTGTGAAGTCAACTTCAATTTGAGCAGCATCGTTTTCAATATAGAACATTAAGTCATTTTGGGTAATACTTATAGACCCGTCTGAATATGCTTTTAATTTTAAATATTTCATGTTGTCTTGTTGACCGTCCATCCTTTGTTTGTTGCTATTAAGAGGTCTGCAGCGGTTAAACTACTTGCTCCCAAGCTGTTTGTTATTCTAATCGTTTTACCTGTTACAGTTCCTAATGAATTGAATAAAGCTACTAATGCAGTTCTGTCTAATCCAGAGGAATATATGTCTATCTGCGGTGACGTTCCAGTCCACGTTCCTAACGGGTTTACAATCAGTCCACGTAATGAATTTGCGGTAGTTGATACAAACATTGTTAGAGTAGTAAGACATGTACTTAAATCTAATGTATATGGTTCAACTATTCCTATTGTGTCTGTCAAGAAACCATTCATCGCTGTTACTTTTGTATAATCGCTAAACACTGGTAATTTTTTAAGGTTTCTAGCACCATTGAACACATTGTTCATATTAGTAACCTTAGATGTGTTTAGATTTGGTAGTTCAATTAGGTTAACAGCCATAAGGAATGTGCCGTTCAAAGTAGTTGCATTGTCAGATGAGAATCCTTCTGGAACTTTTCTTAAATGATAGCAAGAAGAGAAAGTGTTATCTAAACTTGTTGACTTTGATGTATTCATTCTTGTAGGAAATACTTCTAACGAATAACATGATGCGAATGTTGTACTAAAGTTTACTGCTACATCCTCTCTAAATACTAAGTCAGGTATCTTTCGAAGACTATAACACGCATTGAATAATCCGCCTACATCTGTTGCAATATTAGTAGTCATTGTCATAGGTACAGATTTTAATAGATTACATTGATAGAAACAATAACTGAAAGTTGTCACCTTTGAAGTATCAAAATTAGGACAACTAATAACTTTTAATCCTCTACAGTCATAACACATATACGTCATCTCTGTTACATTCTTTGTAGATTTAATATAGAACTTCCAGAATAATGGACTCTTAGTAGAACCTGCGTGATTGAATGCAGAATATAATGTAGTAAATGTGTCTGTATTGATATATGCTAATATTAATCCAATATTATAATATGTCATAGGAAATGAGGTAGGTTTAACATATCTGCAATAAGTAAGACTTTGCCCTGCAACTGCAGGAGATATTTTAATTGCGTAATACACATCGCCGTTTCCTTTTGTCACACTTATGTTTGCTTGTGTTCCTCTTGCGTATGTTGTATTGCTGATATCGTTCACACCATCATTTACTATAACTCTGTAGTTTCCACTTGTAGTGCCTACTTGCAAATTGATAATCCCTTCAAATGCATTACTGTAAATAAGACTCATTGAGCCAGGTTCTGTCCATGTTGCTAAGTCTATTGGGAAACCGTCTACCATGTATATACCATCATCAGTGTCGTACATTGGGTCAAATGGCATATCTACTAATTCTGAGAATGTCTTATTCTGTGGTACTTGTCCTTGTACTTCTAGATTGTGTACTAACTTATCCTTAACGTCTACTAATGCGGTAAGTCTATCAGCTGTTGTCGCCATAGAGCACCTCGTCAAGTATAGTATCTATATCACCAATCATATTGAATAATTGCTGTATCAAATCAGGATTGTCGAATGCTGTCTGACCGTCATTGTTAATACTATACTTTACTTTTGTATTTAATATAGTCCATACAGACTTGACTACTTCTAATCCTATACCTAGGCTTTTAGAAGCCCATGGTTGTATTCTAATAGGACCTTCTATAGTAAGACTGTCGTCTAAGTCTACAATAAGAATATCGCCTGTCGTTACATCTGCTAATAATGGTAATGTCATCTTCTGTCCATCTGCTAACAAGAAGTCTACCCATTTATCGTAGCCACTGACATCCGCAGACTGGAAGTTTATTTCCAGTCGCGTTGCCAAGTTTTCATTTGTGAAGATTGTTTCTTCTGTATAAGTTGCTGTGCCATTAGAGGCAAGTTTAATTTTAATATATTTCATGTTGCCTCCTAAGCTACTTTAGAGATTGTCATTCTATTCTCACTGACATATCCGCCAATAGCAAGTGTTTTTGCTGAACCACTATTTTGATATGCATTAAAATATACCGTATCGTTTGCTGCAAGTCTTAGTGTCATACTACCAATTGCTTTATCATAATTATCACGCATTGGAATAAATGAACAGTCATATTGTGTTGTGTTAATAAGAATACTAACACCAACACGACCTGTAGTTCCAGTAGTTGTGAATGCAACCATAGCATCAATCGTATATAAACCTGCTAATTTACATTTAATTCCATAGCCATTCTGTTCAAATACAGATGTGTTTGTATTCGTTAGTATAGTGTCAACTCTCACAGTAGTACTTGTTGCGGTTGCAATTGATTGTGCATTGGCATTGTTATAACATAATATATGTGCACCAATTGCACCAGTACCTAATCCGTAGTCATATATACCACCAGTACCATTCTGTGCTGATACAAGATGTTTACCGTCTAATGTGTCTGCATCTGGTGAACCAGGTGTCAATAGTACTCCATTAGAATAGATGTCACCATCTGCCATAATAGATATACCGTCATCATCTTGCGCGACATCTAATGTACCTACGCCTTCATGTATCTTACCTATTGAGACTACATTATCTCCCCATAACATACATACAAGTGCTTTAGGTAATACATCGAATACTTGTACCCATACAGGACTGCCTGTATAAATCAAGTCATGCACTTCTAATACTACTTCGTATATGTCTGCTGAGTTATAACTTGTCTTGTAAACATTCTCTAAGGTCTTACTTAAAGCATTCGTATCTACTTCTGTGTAATACGTATAACTTGCTGCACCTTTAATCTTATAACCTATTCTGTATCTTAATTCGTTTACTTCAGATGCACCGTTTAACACAGAGCACACACTCGCTGAGAATGTGTAATGACATGCTGTACCTAGTGTATCGTCCACATATACTCCACCACCTGTGTCGATTGCTCTGACTACATCTAAATAAGATATAGATGGTGCTGTGTATGCTTTTATAGTCACATTAGACGCATTATATGTCACAGTGCGTCCACGTGAATCAGTAACTCTACCACTTAATGTAATAGAACCTGCAGTCACTGGATTGATAACTATATTTTCTGTTGTTGAAGTATATTCTACTCCATTATAGATAACTGTATAACTTGTAATCGTAGCACCTGTCGATGGAGTCTCTGTAAATGCAAATCCAATAGAGGACTTAGTACTTACATAACCACCTGCTAACGTTGCAACCCAAGTATTTAATTCACTTGTAGTAATTGCAGTTATAGTAGGTTGGTATTCTACATTGATAGATATCGATACAGGACTTGTTGTCACAGTATCTACAAACTCATCTACAATATAGGTAGAGATATCTAAGGTTGCCGTATTCGTTGCTGTAGGACATGCTGCAAGCATTGCTGCTCTCATTCCTGCGTCTATTGTTAAGTTACCTGATGTAAGTACATCTGTTACTGTTGTTATTGTAACTCCGTTTACTTTCAGAACTAATGTATGATTGACACCTGCAGGATTTCTAGGGTCTATTGTTAACGTAAACGGTATTGATGTCAATGAAGAACTAACATCAAATGGGGTTAATGTCCCTGTACTCTCGAAGTAGAATATCTTTATAATTTGGTCTAATTTAGTTATTGTTTGTGTACCACTTAAATTAGTAAATGAACCTGTGTCAAATTGTGTTGTTAAAACATACTTAAGGTCGCCTGGGCTTACTTCAGCCATAGCCGCTATCATTAAATTCTTTTCACCTGTAGTAAGAGCACTATTAACCCCAGTAGCTCCTGTCTTAGTTGCACATAATACATCGTTGACATAGATACCTAAACTGCCTTGGAAACCTGGATTACTAATCGGAGGTCTTGTCCATGTAGAAATAATGTTTGTAGGACTATCTAAGTTAAGTGGCTGTGCTGTCGATACTGCAAATGCTGTTAATCTCTTAGAGATAGTTAAATCTCCACCTGTCTTAGATGCAGTAGTTACATATTCAT